AAATCTATTCTTGCTCCTGTTGATCAAAATATAGTTTCTATGGGAACCTCAACAGTAATTGATTGTTCTCAAGGAAACTACTTTATTAAGACTGTTGGTGCTGGTGTTACATTTGAATTCTCAAATGTTCCATCTGGTGTTGTATATGGAGCGACTGTGGAGATTACTCATACTGCTGGTACAATCTCTTGGCCTTCATCTGTTAAATTCCCAGAAGATCAAGCCCCTGTGCTCACGGAGGGCAAGACACACCTCTTCATGCTGGTTACAGACGATGGTGGTTCTAGATTTAGAGCAGCATCATTGTTTGACTTTGATAACTAAGACAGTTTAAAATCTGTCCACTAACACCTCCACCTTCGGGTGGGGGTGTTATACTATATGGGTAAACAGGAAAGTCATGAACTCTCTAGAGAAATTGATTTTTATTGCATCCTTCATGTTTATGATGCAGTGGGGAACCCGTGTAACGTTGCTTGCTGTAAATGCACTGTATTGAAATGTCTGGGTACAACTACAGCAAAAAACGCTGTAGAGATACTGTTTTTTGGTTTTTGAAGAACTACCTTCCTAATCATAAAGTTACAGTTTCTGTTCATCATCGTGGAATGGTTCGTGATTGTGTAAAGGGATGGATTTCTGTGTCTGATTGTGATTGGAGACCCAGAGAGTTTGAAATTGAAATGCACAATAAACTTACTACTGAAGATTACATGACTACGCTTTTGCATGAGTTATGGCATCTTTATCAACATGTGAATGGGTCTCTTAGGGACAAAAGAGGTAAAAGATTCTGGAGAGGTATTGACTACTCAAGTACCGAGTATTCGGATCAACCGTGGGAGATCGATGCTTACAAAATGGAAAAAGTGTTGTATAATGAATACTTAACTCCAACTACTCAAAACACCTTCTTTTCTAATCGCCTAACTACTAATGTCTAAAAAAAAGTTCGTTTGTGTAAGCCCTCTCTCTAAAAAAGCAAAAAATCGTTTTGCTAATGAGATGGAACTATTTCACTCTTGTGAGGTAGAGGTTGAAGAAAATGATATGCTTTTTTTAGCATCCTTAAATAAAAAATACTTTTTTTGGGTTCCTAAAATAGGTAATGAACACTGGAGAGTCGAGAAATGAGTGATGTTGTACTCCATTTATATGGTAAGAGAAAGAATCAACAAATTCAAAATGTAGAACCATTTAATGAAAGTAATGATTTTGTATATACTGCGTTCCAAGTTCCCATATTGCATGTAAATGTAAGAGATTGGACAAATAAAAAGCAAAAACTTCTAAATTTACACTATAATTCAAAGCAAAATGCTACTAAAGGTGACAGATCAGATGTTAGCACTGATTATCACTACAATGGGGATTCTGGAAATTGTTATAGTGCCGAAATCCATAACATTTTAGAAGAAGAAATTGGTGTGCTCGAAGATATGATTCTTCACCCAAATGATTTCACTGATTTTGATTTTGAAGAATATTGTTCTGATGGAGATGGAGATTTATACTTTGAGTTAAATAACTCTTGGTTTGAAGCATCAGTTGATGGTTCATTTCATGGTCCTCATACACACGGACCTACAGGATACAGTTGCGTATTGTTTATTGATTTTGATGAATCAGTTCATGAACAAACAATTTTTATGAATCCTTTTTTCTCCTCATTTTTTGGATGTAATTGTGAATATAAAGCTGACTTCGCTCAAGAAGGGTCTTTGATATGTTTTCCATCACCAATCGTACATTATACAAGACCTAATTTTTCTAAAAAAGAACGTTTAATTTGTTCCTGGAATATGAAAGTTATTTCCAGCAATGGTACTGAGGTAATCGCATGAATAATCAATCAAAAACTACGGGTGGTATTTGTTTTTTTCCATCTCCATTTGTGTTTTGGAGAAAACCAAACAACCATGCAAAATTAAAAGAAAATATTCTTCCGATGATCATGGAAGATATTGAAAAGAATGGAGATTCTTATTTAAAAGATAGCGACTGGTCATGTGATATTGTTTCTTCATTTCATAGTTATGGTGAAAATTCTGGAGAGATTAATCAAAAATTAATGGAACATGAAGATTTAGTTGTATCTATTTGGGATGCGTACAATGAAATGCTCGATACATTAAAATCTGAAAATAGAATTACCGATTATGACTACGAAGACTTTGCTTCATGTCAACTCTATGATATTTGGTATAACAAATACAATGTAGGTCATTATCAAGAAATTCATGAACATAGTCCGTTTGAGTTTTCTGGAATTTACATCTTAGATGACTCTGAGTATTCTAATACTTATTTTTTCGATCATTCTTCTGTGTTTAAAGTAGAGGGAAAACATACTTTTGGAGAGAACGAATCAAAAGAGTTTGATATTAGTGAGGGTAACATGATTTTATTTCCTGGTGCTCTACCTCATCATGTACCAATGGTAAAATCAGAAAAAATTACTTTATCATTTAATTTTAAGTTAAACTCTAGCCCATGAGACCAAAGATAATAAAGAATTTTTCTGATAAAATAGAAATTGCTATATTAAATTGGTGGTCTATTGATAATTTTAGAAAGAATCCCCATCAGTACATAGATCCCAACATGGATCCTGATCGTCCTGGAAGTAGATTTACTACTAGGATAAGGCAGCATGAGAATTATAGTAATTTGGATGTTGATATAGAATATCCAATGATAGCCTATACAATTCAAGAAAGAATTATGTGGAGATTGAAGTTAAAAGAATTTAGACTTCCCCCACCATTTTTTGAAGGAATTGTGAATGGAATAGGATTTGGAGAGGGTTTAATATGCGAACATACCGATCCTGTTTATTATCCAGATACTATTACTATGCACTGCAATCTGATAACTAGAAAAGCAGATATTGGTGGTATCACAGTGATAGATGGAATTGAATATGATATTGAACCTGGTGATTTATTAGTTTATCCTGTTTCTGAGATACCACATAGAGTAACATTAACAAAAGGAAAAACAAATAGAATTTTGTGGGTTTTTGGATACTGTATACCAATAGATAAAGCAGAGGATATATTTCAATGATAAGAAAATTAAGAAAAATATTCGACATCTTAACGTACCCCGAAGCAGATTTAACCTGGGAAGAAGAAGTCCCAATATATGATTGGATAAAAACTATCAATGAAAAAATTGATAGGATAGAAGATAATCAAGTTTATATACGAGGAGAACTATTCAGACTTGAAAAAAAGATCAATCGACTGTATAATAAATAAGGTATCCTTTTGGAGACTTATTATGTCCGAAGAAAACATCAATGTTACAAACGAAAGTAGTCCTCTTCCTACTTCTGAAACTGTTTCAGTTTCAAAACTACGAGAATCTATGCAAGAATTTGCAGATATTGTAGGAAAAGTAGTCGAATCAGATATGGCTGATAGAGATGCCTTTGTACTGATCCGAAAATCTTGGAGAGAACTTAGACAAGAAAAATTAAAAGTTTATCCTGCAAAACGAAAGGCTAAAAACCGCCTTAAACTCAAGAACAAACTCAAGAACAAAAAGAAAGGTCTTATCAAAGGCAAAAACAAAAAGAACAAGAAAGATAAAAAGTAAATTGCTATAGGTTTTTTTCATTATGAACATTTGGGAACATAACGATCTATCTAATATCCATATAGAAGATTTTGAAGACTCAAAAATATACTGGATGGATAATTTTTATAGGTATCCTGATTTAGTTTTTCAGTATCTTACTGAAGAGCAACCACCTCTCTGGAAACATGATGAAGAAGATGAAGAGTTAATGGAAAAAACTTTTAATACAAGATACTTTGAAGATAGGAGATGGAATGGAAAACCATCTCCTGGTCTTGAAATTCTTCATGATGAACTTGGTGATATTTTTGATCAAGATACTGAAGATAGGGGCAAATTAGTTACTAATCATACGATCTTTTTTGCAGATGATAAATCCTTAGAAGTAAATGATTATAAAAATAATTGGTGGTGGCCTCATTGTGATAGTGGATATAATGCTATCATTTACCTTAATGTAGGTGAAGATGGTACAGAGTTTGGAACAAACTTATACGCACCATTAAAACCAGATTTAGAACAGGATTCTGTAGCTGAACATATGCGACCGTGGGTTGATAAATCATATTGGAAACGAATTGCTGCATTCAAATCAAAATATAATAGATTAGTTGCATTTGATGGTTTCAAATATAGGCATGGAATGTCGATAGAAAATGATAAATGGTTTCGTGAAACTAGAGTAAATCAGGTTTTATTTTTTACAAGTGATGATTACGATGAGGATTAAAAAATGAGTGAGCATATACATAGAGGAGCAAAACCACCACAAAAAATTGAATTTGAGGACACTAAGTCTGAGATAATATTCCCGACAAAAGTTTGGTCAGCTTTCCCCGCAGATGTTGATAATGATGAAATCATCGAAGATTGTTATGCTTTTCGAGATGAACTTGATAGTGAGGGTGTAACTCGATCTAATGTTGGTGGTTGGCAGAGTGAGGTAAAGCAACTACAAAATGTTATCTTTAGGCATAACTTACCACACATTTATGATTTAGGTTGTAGGGTAGTAGAATTTGCTAATGAATGTTCTAGAGATATAGATTCAGAAGCAGAATATGATTTAAACGATGCTCATTTGTGGGTGAATATAAATTCTACAAATAACTATAATGTACTACATAGTCATCCAAAAACCGATCTTGTAGCGGTTTATTATCCTATACATGAAGAAGGTATGGGAGAGTTATGTTTGGTCCGTCATGATGCTTCAGTATTTTTAGATACCTTTCGTGGACTAAATGATGCAACTATATTTGAAGTAGAACTAGAAAGTGGATTGTTAGTCGCTTTTCCTGCACACATTCTTCATTATGTTATGCCGAACACTACAGGTAGAGATAGAATGTCTATCTCATTTAACCTTGTCTGCGACTAGACTAAATATATAATAAACGATAAATAATCAAAATTACTGAGTCGAAAATATATGTCTATTCTTCAAGCAGATGGTATTCAATTTGGTAGTGATAGCACTACTTTAGATTCTCTGTATGGTATTATTCCACAAAATAGTGTAAGTTTATTTTTTGAATCATCTGCTCCTACTGGTTGGACAAAACTAACAACTCATAATAATAAAGCACTTAGAGTTGTTAGTGGAACTGGTGGTGGATTTGGATCTAATAACTCTCCTGGACCAGGTGGATCTCCTTTTACAAGTATTTTTAATTCAACTGTTCCTGTTACTGGAACTGTTACAACTGGAGGATCTGTTGGTGGACATACATTATCAGAAGCTGAGTTACCTGCACACAGTCATGGAACTGGTTCTTCCGTTAGTGTAAGACCTGGAGCAGGTGTAAATGCAAGATCATTGAATACTAGTTCTCCTGATGGTGAATCTGTTGGTGGAGCTCAACCACATACTCATCCATTCTCAGGATCTCCTGTTCCATGGAGTGCTAATATAAACTTAGCAGTTCAATATGTTGATATAATTCTTTGTCGTTTTAACTGAATACGGAGGAGAATAAAATCTAATGGCTATTTTAAAAGCGTCAGGTGTTCAGTTCGGTGATGGATCAATCCTTAATTCTTTTTATGGGGTAGTTCCTCAAAATAAAAGAATGGTTTTTTACCAAGCAGCAGCTCCTACTGGTTGGACACAAATTACTACAGCCGGCACCCCAGCTGCTCCTAGTTCAACCAATAGTATTGATGGTTCTGGTATTAGAGTAGTTACAGGTTCAACAACTGGTGGATTAATAATTACAGGCACAACTATTGAATCTAGATTTTCTTCATCTTCGATACCATTTTCACCTGATGGTCCTTTTACAAGTGCAGGAACTATAGGTAATACTACACTCACTGTAAGCACTTTAGCATCACATGCTCACGGTGGTGGTAGTTCTTTTAGTGCAGAGTCTGGTCCTCCTGCACCTACTTCTTATCAGTCACCTGCGGTAAGATTTTATAATGATAGAACTCCATCTAACTTTCAAAATCCATTCCAGCAACCCAGCCAAACTAGAGAACCTAGTGCATATCAACAACCTAGTGCATATCAACAACCAGCGAACAGAAGAACTCTTCAAAATAAACAAAATCCAAATACTACTCAGTCTTCACAAAACCGTCGTGTGGTGATTGACGTTCAAAATCCAAGAACAAGACAAGAAGCAGTTCAAGAGACAGTAAATCGTCGAAGCCAAAACAGAAGGCAAGATAGACAGTCCCCGAGTACAACAACAGTAACAAGAAACGCGACTGTTCAAAGAAACCAACCAAACCCTGTTACAAGAAGACAAACTAGAAATGCTCAAAGAAGCGTTAATAGACAAAGACCAAATCCAGTAAATAGACGACAATCTAGAAGATCGCCTAGCAGCCAGAATAGGAATCAAAGAAGGAGACAAAGAAGAGGAGGTAGAAGGAGAAGAAGAAATAGAAGAAATCAACCTAGAAGACAGAATAGAAGACAAGATAGAAGAAGACCAAATTCAGGACAAGGTGGACAATCTCCAAGCCAAAGCCAGAGTCCACAAGCCAGACAACAAAATCGACAAGCACAAAGAACTCCTAGAGTTCCTGGACCTCAATCTAGACAAGATCCTGTTAATAGAAGAGCAAGTCGTCGAGCAATCGAGCAGTTTCCACAAACAACACGAGCTGAAAGACAGGCAACTAGAAATAGGAGACGACCAACAAATACTCAACAGTCTAATCCAGTTAGAGTTCCAGTAAATAGAAGAGCACCAACAACACTGCAACAACCAAATACAACAAGAGTAGTTGCAAATACAAATGTTCCTGCTATCAAACAGGTTGTTGCAAATCGTCAATCTAATGCTAGATCACCAGCAAATCGTCAAAATCCAGTTGTGAATAGTTCCAACTATCCTCAACCAAGTATTACTCCTGGTGGTGAAGTTCGTGGTGTAAATGCTGATGCTCCTGATACTGGGTCTGTTGGTGGTGGTCAAGGTCATAATCACCCATTTGTGGGTAGTGAATACGATGTAACAGGCCCTTCTGGATTTGCTTTGCAACTTCAGTATATTGATGTTATAGTTTGCAGTATTGACTAAATTGTATTATAATTAATCTATATTTGAGGTAAAATATGTCGGCAGGAAAATGGTGCCCACTTATTAGAAAAGACTGTGTTGAACATAAATGTGCTTTTTATACTCATGTTCAGGGGCATAATCCTAATACTGGACAACCAGTTGATGAGTGGGCATGTTCTATTCAATTTCTTCCTATGCTTTTGATTGAAAACTCTCAGCAGCAACGTGGAACTGGTGCTGCTGTGGAATCATTTAGAAATGAAATGGTAAAAGCAAATCAGTCAAATATAAATATTCTTGAAGCAGCTGCTAATATGTTCTCTGCATCTCAAGCAGATGTTAGAGTCATAGAGAACAATCAGCAAAAATCTATTTCAGATTCTATAAATACAAACACTAACATCGGAGATAATCAATAATGAAAGTAACCGTACTTCCGCCCGATAACAGAATTATTATTGATGGTAGAATGATCACATTCTCACCAGAAGATTGGAATTTTGATGATGATCATATTCATGCTATTCAGTGGGGTGAAAATCATGGCGAAATTGAATGGGTTACTACTGATAATAATGAAGAGTTAGTAACCATTGATATGGTTCAACCATACATTGATTTATTTCTTGATGAACTTCCAAGAGTTGAAAAGATTAGATTTGAGCGTGAAGAACAAGAGCGTCAGCAATTACAATCAGAAGTTGATGAAAGAGTAAATGTAGAGAAACAAAAGCAGGTACTCTTACAGAAAATTCAAGAGACAGCGGAAGAAAATAGACAACTCGCTGCAAAAGCTCATGAAAAGGAGTTAGAGAAAGCTAAACTAGAAGTAGAAATTGCAGACAAAAATAGAGAACTTGAGGTTGAAAGACAACTTAAAGAAAAAGAACTAAGAAAATTACAAATTGATAAAGAAATTGCTCTAAATGAAGAAAGAGCTCGTTCTGCTATTCGCGAAGAAAGAGCTCGTATGGAAGAAGAAGATAATCTTCTTGCTTCTAAAAAAGAACAATTAACTGAAATGTTCAAAACGATGAGTGCTGAATTAGATAATAGAAAAACTGAAGTTGATGCCTTAGTTGATGAAGAAAGAGACTTGTTAGAGAGTCAGCGTAGAGAGTATCTCAAGCAACAAAAACTCACTCAACAGTCTATTGAAACGGAACAATTAGAAGTTGAAGTTAAATCTAAAGAGTTAAAACAAACTAGAGACGAAATGCAATATGAATTGCAACGTCAAATTGAATTACAACTTCAAGAGAGAGAAAGAATTAAAGCAGAGCATGATAACTTAATGTCTGAGTTTGATATTGAAAAAGTAAATCTACAAACTCAACTGGAAGAAGCAAAACGGTTAAAACAAATTACCGAAAAAGAACTTGAATTAGATCAGGAACTATTAGAAAATAAAGATAAAAGTGTAGAACTTGAGAGAGAATCTCTTAATCTTCAAAGAGAGCTTCTTGAAAAAGAAAGAGAAGAGTTTTCCAAACTTCTTGAACTTGAAAAAGATAACGTCAATACAAAATTATATGAAGAAAGAGCACGTATTGAATCTGAAAGATTACTAGAACAAAAACTTCAAGAAGATATTGAAGCTGCCGCTTTAGAACAATCAACACGATCAATCGCTGAAATTGCTGAGAATACCGATCCTCTGCTAATTTTTGATCAAATTGCTGGTAATCCTAACCTTGATATTCAGAATTTCCCAGTTACGGAGATTCTTAACTGGTTCTCTCAATTACAGAGAGTAAAACAATTCTGTATTAAGTACAACTTAACATATCAGCAAATACAAAGTAGTCCAGAACTGAAGGAATTGTGTGATGAATACGTTGCACAAGCCATGGGTCATGATGATCCAGGAGATGATTGAATTATAGGAGAATGTGAACAGTGAACGATCAACTTATTGAAAATAATTTTTTAATTCTAAGAAATATTATACCCAAAGATGATGCAATTAGACTGGGACGGGAATTTAAGAATGATTGTGAGGATGCTGATTTTTCTGGAGATCCTCAAGCAAGAAATTCTCACTCAGTTTATAATTATAAAAGAGCACTAGAAGTTCTTTGTGATCTTAATAACGAAGTATCAAATGCTATTGGAGAACCTGTACTACCGACGTATACTTATGGTAGAATATACAAGGAAGGATCTATACTAGCAAGACATAGTGATCGTCCAGCATGTGAAATATCACTAACTCTTCATCTTGATGGAGATCAAACTTGGCCTATATGGGTTGAGAATGTTCATGGAAATAGTAATTGCATTCACTTAAATCCTGGTGACGCAATGCTTTATCAAGGATGTGTAGCTCCACACTGGAGAGATAGATTTGAAGGTGAATGGTACGCTCAATTCTTTTTACATTATGTTAGAAGTAATGGTCCTTGTAGAGAGTTTTATTTTGATAAAGAAAAATCTGAACCGCATGAAGAAGATATAATTTCTAGTGCATTATTTGATGAGGTCAAACATCGAAAACCAATTCCAAACAACCTTATCAACAAATATGTTGGAGGACTTGTTTATAATAGAAATGATTTAGAAAATAGTAACTTTAATAACAACAATTCACTTAATTCTGAAACTGAAATGACTTTAGAAACCAATAACAAAATTCTTGATATTCTTTCCCAAAAGAGAGAAAAACTAAAACTTAAAAAAGAACCTCATGTTGAACAAAAAGAGCTAAAAGTAGAATCTGCATTTGTTCGTTTTGATAATCGACTAGTCTCTGATAATTCTGAGTTTAGTACATTAGATTCTTTTATTGAACGATATGAAGGTGCAGTTACTAGTCAACTTTGTGATGCTATTCTAAATGAATACGTCACAACAGATCTTTGGGATAGTGCTTTGACTGGTGGTGGATTAGATCAAGGTGCAAGAAATTGTGATGTTATTGGTATCTCACATAAAGATATAATAAATCAAAATCATGATTATCGAATGAAATTAGATGGTGAACTTTATGAATCAGTTCATAAAGTTTTGAATGATTATGACGATAAACATGGTGGAAATGAAGGTCTATCTATCGAAAAAGATACTGGATATGAATTACTTAGGTATAGAGAAGGACAATTCTACATTCAACATACCGACCACTTTGCACAAAATCCTCGGATCCTCTCTTGTACTGTTTGTTTGAATGATGACTATGAAGGTGGAGAATTTGCCTTTTTTGATAGAAAAATTAAAATGAAACTAAAGAAAGGTGATATACTAATGTTCCCTTCCAGTTTCATGTATCCTCATGAAGTAATGCCCGTTACTAAGGGAAATAGATATAATATAATCACTTGGTTGGTATGATCAATGAGTGAAGAATATAATCAGTTTGTTGGAATTTATAGAGATGTATGTAACAAATCTTTTTGTGATAATATAATTAAATTTTTTGATAGATATGAAAAAGATAAAGTAACTCATTTTGAAGCTGGAACCCAAGATTTATATGCTGAGGAATCAGCGAGTGTTGTTTGGAAAACTCCAGATAATTATGGCGGACCACTGCAAAGAAATGATCATGCTCTTAATTTAGATGCAATAGCGGATCAAAAGTGGTATGATGCAGTCAACAATAAAGTTTTTGAGTGCTTAGATTTATATAAAGAAAAGTATTTTGGATTACAGTCAAATGAACTGAGCGATTATACAAATCCATTTGTAAAAATGCAAAAAACATATCCTCAAGGTGGGTATCATGTATGGCATTTTGAAGTCGATAGAATCGCTGATGTTTCTAGGGTTCTTGCATGGATTTTGTATCTAAATGATGTTCCAGAAGGTGAAGGTGAAACTGAATTTTTGTTTCAAGGATTAAGAATTAAACCTGAATATGGAACTCTAGTTATCTGGCCAGCTCACTTTACTCATGTTCATAGGGGAAATCCTGTTTATACCACAGAAAAATATATTACAACTGGGTGGATTGAATATGCTAAAATAAGAGATAATGATCCTGATTCACCAGTGGTGTATGATAATACTCACTATGAATCTAGATATAAAACAAGTGATGAGTGTGGACAAAATGATTTTGATTATGGTAAACTAGAAGAAACATTCAATAAAAAAGAAAAATCCTACAAAAGACTTTCCGATTTAATTTAACTATGGCGCTTTCCGAATCAGTAGAATCTTCTCTTAGAGAAGCAGAAGCAAATCTCCGCAATGCTTTAGCATATGCTGCACGTCAAGAACGTGCGGTAGTTTGTGGAGTTATTTCAGAACTAATCACAAAAATTGATACAGTTATCACAATGGATTCTGTGATGGATAAACTAGAGAACCGCCAGATGGGTGATAGTGGTATGTTTGGTAACTTTTTTACAGAAGATGACGAATCTTGAAGAAGTTACTAAGAACTTTACATATATGTTAGGAATCCCTTATAATATACTATAGTTTACTAATATTCTTATGAGTTTTAAACGAGAAGAGAAATCTCTCAAAAAAGAGGAAATCGAATCTATGGAGAAAGCTGTTAAAGAAACTGGTATCGGTGCCGTTCATCCTGATAAAATGGAAGACTGGGCTGAACACCTAGTCAGAAAACTCGTAACGGACGATCATTAAACTGGTACAAGGGAGCAACCACGCTCCCTTTTTTCATGTATATTAAAAGAGTCAAAGGAAATCACTCATGACTGCTACCTTCACCGATTACGTTGCTCAGAAGGATGCTCAGAATACAATTCAACTTAATGTTACTAAGTATTCTCTGATGTTATGTGATGCACTACAACAGTCACATCAACGTCAGTATCCTAATGGTCGTAACTATTCTTACGCTCTGATTTCTGGTCGTAAGTATCATAAGGTCATGCAG